GAAAACCCTTAGAGATTTTTTTGGAACCCCAGGCACACTGGCGTGGCAGCTTTCATGACTGCCATTGCCCCAGCGGAAGGTGGGTAAACATCCGCAGCCAGGGCCGGGGTCCTTCCGTCTTTGATGGCTCCTCCCTCGCGTGACCTGGCCGACTGGTGCCCGTAAGGCACCACCAACACGCATGGGGATTGGTACTGCCAGGACCTGAAATCCTGGGCCAACAGTTGGAACCCAGTCTCCAGCCGTGTTGGTACTGCCGAATGCTGGCGCGGGGCACGGGTCTCGAAAGAGCGGTGAGCACATACCACCCGCTGCCAACACGCCGACCCCTTGCGTTAATGGGGTAGTGCTCCGCACTGACAGACTGCGAGGAGTACACGGCCACTGCTCCGCACCTGATAAAGCGGGAGGCAGGTTGGGAGCCTAACGTCTGTCGCCTAAAAACCCCAGCCAAAATCGCCCCATGCCACCAACGGCAGGAATGAGGTTGATATGGCTGCACGGTTGCGCAAAACACATCAAGAAGACGTAAGGAAGAAGATCCAGGTATCCCAGCTGATCAATCGGCTCACCGATTGCGCAATGGGTAAGGTCGAGCTTTCGTCTCAGCAAGTCCAGGCCATCAAGGTCTTGATGGACAAGTCGTTGCCTAACCTCTCGGATGTGAAGATCGAGACGGGTACCCAGGGCATCACGTTCAATCTGAACGCTAACCTTCCGGCTCAGAAATGACGTTGGAGGTTGTTGAACATGACGACGGGCTGGTCACCTACTTCCCGCCCGGCATCCACGCCGCGGCCTTCCACAACAACAACTCCTTCGTCCGTGGCCTCATGGGTCCTGTGGGTAGTGGGAAGTCGTCCAGCTGCTGTGCAGAGATCGTCATGCGAGCCTGCAAGCAAGAGCCCTGGTACGACGGCGTCCGACGATCCCGATGGGCAATCATCCGGAACACCTATCCCGAGCTGAAGTCCACGACGATCAAGACCTGGCAGACCTGGTTCCCGCAGAACGTCGCCCCCATCCGCTGGGATACCCCCATCACCAGCTTCATGCGGATCGACGACATCGGGGACGGGACCGCGATGGAGCTCGAGGTGGTCTTCCTGGCGCTCGACTCCGAGCTCGACACCGGAAAGCTCCGCTCCCTGGAACTCACAGGCGTCTGGATCAACGAAGCGTCGGAGATCGCCAAGGGCGTCTTCGACATGTGTACCCAGCGTGTGGGGCGCTACCCGTCCAAGTTGAAGGGCGGGCCCAGCTGGACCGGCGTCATCATGGACACCAACCCACCCGATGACGACCACTGGTACTACCAGTTCGCAGAGGTGGAAACCCCCAAGGGCTGGGCGTTCTACCGCCAACCAGGCGGTCTGTACCGCGACGAGAACGGCGAGTACCACCCCAACCCCGACGCCGAGAACATCGACAACCTCCCCGGCGGTCACAACTACTACCTCCAGCAGCTCGGCGGCAAACAGGAAGGCTGGATCAACGTCTTCCTGATGGGCAACTACGGGACAACCTCTGATGGCAAGCCCGTATTCCCTGAATGGAATGATCGGGTTCATGTGGCGGATAGGCCCCTGGAGCCCGTCCGCGGTCTGCCGATCGTCCTGGGCTGGGACTTCGGGTTAACCCCAGCTTGCATCATCGGCCAGCAGATGCCCAACGGGCGCCTGGTCATCCTCGAGGAGATCATCTCCGAGGACATGGGGATCCGACAGTTCGCATCCGATGTGGTGCGACCGATCCTCACCAACAAGTACAACGGCTTCACCCGCTTCTCAGAGGGTGACCCTGCCGGCCAGATCCGCGCCCAGACGGATGAGCGAACCTGTCTCCAGGAATTGCTCGAACTGGGTATCCCAACCGAACCTTCTCCAACCAATGATTGGTTACCCCGGCGAGAATCGGTTGCATTCTTCCTGACCCGCATGATCGACGGCGGTCCTGGATTCCTCCTGGATCCAAGCTGCTCGACCTTGCGCAAGGGATTCAATGGTCGCTACCGCTACGAGCGCATAAAAACAAACGGCGCAGCGCGATACAGAGACCGGCCCGTCAAGGATGCTTTTTCGCATCCCCACGACGCTCTTCAGTATTTGTGCATGAGGGTGCGTAACGGCCTTCGCCCTGCTCGAGCCAGGTCGATCGTCCAAGCATCCAGTAAGGGCTGGACATGAACGGTATCGCTATTGCAGTTCCCCAGGTGCCGCCTCCGGTTGAGGTGGAGTTGAAGGCTGAGCAGAAGAACGAGCTCATTGAGGCGCTCGGGACGGACCTGTCCCGACACATCACGGATTGCTGGGAACGCGCCAAGTTCTCGAAGACCGAGATCACGGAGCGCTTGCTCAAGTGCGAGCGCCAGCGCCGCGGCGTCTACGACCCGGACAAGGCGATGGACATTGCCCGTACCGGTGGCTCGGACATCTACATGCGGATCACGGATGTCAAAGCCCGAGCGGCTGCGAACTGGATCCTGGATGTGATGCTGGGCGGTGGGCGCCGAGCCTTCGAGCTCCAAGTATCCAAAGAGCCCGACATGCCTCCGGAGATCTCCGCCGGCATCGTGGACCTGGTGCGCGTCGAGATGCAAGCGTTCGTGGAGCAGGGTGGCCAGATCCACCCCGAAGCCTTCCGGGCCCGGATGGACCAGGTGCATGACCAGATCATGGACAAGATGCGGGAAGAGGCCGACGACAGAGCCAACCGCATGGAGAACAAGATCCAGGACCAGCTCACCCAGGGCGGCTTCGAGCAAGCGTTCCGCGATTTTGTGGACGACTTCGTCACCTACCCGACCGCGATCCTCAAGGGTCCGGTGGTGCGAAAGCAGAAGAAGATGAAGTGGGGCCCGAACTTCCAGCCCATCATCGCTCACGAGCACGTTCGTGAAACCGAGCGGGTTTCCCCGCACGACATCTTCCCGTCCCCGAACTCAAGCAACGTCAACGACGGCTACCTGATCCAGCGTCACCGCCTGACTCGGGCGTCCCTCCAGGCCATGCGCGGGACTCCTGGCTACAGCGACGAGGACATCAACCATGTGCTCGACCGCTTTGGTGAGTCCGGCTTCCGCCAGTGGCTCATGGGCGACCAGGAGCGCGATCGCCTTGAGGGTAAACCCCACGGTCGCCTCTACACCAAAGAGGTGATCGAGGCGCTCGAGTACTGGGGTTCTGTCAGCGGCAAGATGCTGATGGACTGGGGCTACAAGAAGAAGCTCGACCCGTACAAGGAGTACGAGGTCAACGCCTGGATGATCGGCCCCTTCATCATCAAGATCGCCTTGAACCCCGATCCGCTGGGACGCCGTCCCTACGAGATCGCCCAGTGGGTTCCGGTTCCTGGCTCCTTCTGGGGCGCGGCGCTGGGTGAGCAGATGCGCGATGTGCAGACCCTCTGCAACGCAGCTGCCCGCAGCCTGGCCAACAACATGGGCATCGCCTCCGGTCCCCAGGCCGAGATCGCCGTGGACCGCTTGCCGGACGGCGAGGATGTGACCTCGATGTTCCCCTGGAAGATCTGGCAGACGACCTCCGACCGTACGGGCGGTGGCCAGCCAGCTGTGCGTTTCTTCCAGCCCAGCATGAACGCCGGCGAGCTCCTGAGCGTCTACCAGCACTTCATGCGCCAGGCCGACGAAGTGACGGGGATCCCGAACTACGTCTACGGCAGCGGCGCTTCCGGTGGCGCTGGGCGTACGGCGTCCGGTCTGTCGATGCTGATGGACAACGCGGCCAAAGGTATCAAGAACGCCATCGCTTCCGTGGATGTGGTGGTGTCCTCGATCGTGGACCGCCTCTACACCCACAACATGATCTACGACCCGGACCAGTCCATTAAGGGCGACTTCAAGGTTGTGGCCAAGGGCGCGATGGGCTTGGTGGCAAAGGAGCAACTCCAGATGCGCCGCAACGAGTTCCTCCAGGCGACCGGCAACCCGATCGACATGCAGATCCTGGGCGTCGAGGGTCGGGCCTACCTCCTGCGCGAGGTGGCCGAGTCTCTCCAGATGGACACGAGCAAGCTGGTTCCGACAACGGAGCAGCTCAAGTTCAAGGCCGAGCAGATCGCCGCCGCGCAAGCCGAGCAGATGGCAGCGATGCAAGCGCAGCAGCAAGCTCAGCTTCCTGCTCCCCAAACCGTAGATGCCGCCGGCAATCCCGCCGGTGGTCAAGAAGCAAACCTAGTCCAGTGAGGCCCCTATGAAACAGAACGCAATGAAGCCTGGCGCGAAGCAAGCTCCCAGCAAGTCGCCTAGCACCGCGATGTACAACGAGCACAAGCCCGAGAGCGATCTCGATGACGCTCCGCTGAACCGCCAGTTGCCTGGCTTCACGCCGCCCAACTCCTGCGATGAAACGCAGGGACCTGGCGTGCGCAGCATCCAGGACTACAAAAAGTAATCAATGCTTTCAAAACCACCACTTAAAGTTCTCAGTGCGTTGGCGTCCTTAGAGGGCAACCATGACTTTGAAGAAGTTTGTGGGTGGCTTAAGGAATCTTTGGAGCAGATTCGCACAGACAATCAGGCGTGTATGGACGAGGTTCGTACACGTTGGATGCAAGGAGCCTCTCAAGCGCTTGCGGAGTTTCTGGAAAAGAAACACGGAGCCCGAGAGACCCTCCGAAAACTGAAGTAACCCGCCCCTTTGGGGCAACCGCATGTCCAGCGGCGGTAACGCTGGCGACCGAGAACACCGGAACGAAGTTGTTCGGGAAAACCCTAAGAGGCCCCGAGACGGAGTGAAGGCTCAAGGAGTAGAAATTGAACCTACCACGCGCCGTCGCAGAGGCGGAAAGAAAGGCAGAAGAAGCTCTTCAACGACTGCAACAGGCTCGACAGCCGCAGCAGACACAGGATCCTCAGCCGCCAGCTGAGAATCTGAATCAGGATCCGGCCCCTACGCCAGCTCCGAGCGAACCAGCAGCAACGGCACCCGCTGCACCCGCAGCCACCCCTTCCGAGGGAGACGAAAAGTGGGAAGCACGGTACAAGACGCTGCACGGCAAGTACAACGCCGAGGTTCCGCGACTGCATTCGGCGCTCAAAGAGCGTGATAGCAAGTTGAATAGCCTGACCGAAGAAGTGGAGGCGTTGAAACAGGCGCTGGCGAAGCCCAAGGAATCGCTGGTAAAGCCTGAGGAAGTGAATGAGTTCGGGGAACCCCTGGTCGATCTGATCCGACGCGCAGCCCGCGAAGAGGTCCAGACCAAAGACGCAGAGATCGCCGCACTCAAGAAACGGCTGGAGTCGTTCGAGGCTACTACCGTTCAGACCCGCGAGGTCAGCTTCTTTGACAAGCTGAATGCCGCGGTTCCGGACTGGATGGCGATCAACGATGACCCCGACTTCCATGCCTGGCTGGGCGAGGTCGATGATCTCACCGGGGCCACACGCCAAGACATCTTATCGGCGGCTGAAGAGAAGCGCGATGCTGATCGCGTTGCCCGATTCTTCAAGGCGTTTAAGAAGGTTCAAGAAAACAAGTCGGCAGCTGCCACTGCCTCGCTTGACTCGCAGATTGCTCCGGTGGCTTCCCGTGTGGAAGATCCCCCGAAGGGTAAGAAGATCTGGACCCGCGCAGAGATCGCAGATTTCTACGCGAAGGACCGTCGCGGCGAGTTGGACGAGAAGACGGCGACTGCCATTGATGCAGAAATTCAATTGGCTGTACGCGAACGAAGGGTTCGCTAAGCCTGAAAGGTCCATAAAATGTCTTTGAACGTAACAAGCGGCTACTACAACGCCGGCAACACTACCGACAACTACGCCGGTAACTTCATCCCCGAGATTTGGTCGGGCAAGCTCCAGGTCAAGTTCTACAAGAGCACCGTCCTGGGCGAGATCACCAACAACGATTGGGAAGGCGAGATCAAGGGCTCTGGCGACAAGGTCCACATCCGCTCCATCCCCACGATCACGATCCGCAACTACACCAAGGGTGCGACTCTGCAATCCGAGGTGCCTAACAGCGATCCGATCGAGCTGATGATCGACAAGGGCAAGTACTTCCAGGTCGTGATCGACGACGTGGATGCCACCCAAGCCGATGTGAAGCTGATGGACATCTTCACCAATGACGCTGCTCAGCAGATGAAGATCGCCATCGACGGTGATGTGCTCGGTGCCGTGTACGCCGACGCTGCTACCGCCAACAAGGGCGCGACCGCTGGTGCCATCTCTGGTGACATCAACCTCGGCGCTACTGGCGCTCCCCGCCAGGTGACTTCGTCCAACGTCCTCGACATGATCTTGGACATGGGCCAGTGCTTGGACGAGCAGAACGTGCCCGAAGATGGCCGTTGGTTGGTCATCCCCGCCTGGATGGCTGCTCTGATCAAGAAGTCGGACCTCAAGGCCGCTTACTTGACCGGCGACAACGTCACTCCCCTGCGCAACGGCAAGCTCGGCATGGTTGACCGCTTCACTCTGTACGTGAGCAACAACCTCGCCAAGGTTACCGACCTTGGTTCTGACGCTGCTGCTGGCGGCACCGGTGGCGCTGCTGACTCCAACGCTTGGCGCATCATGGCTGGTACCCGCGACGCGATCTCCTTCGCTTCGCAGATCACCAACGTGGAAACCCTGCGTTCGACCACGACCTTCGGCAACATCATGCGCGGCTTGAACGTGTATGGCTACAAGGTCACCAAGCCCGAGGCCTTGGTGTCCGG